ATGCTGCCATGTCGAGTGTTTTGAAATACTTATCCATTGGCGCTTCCTTCAATATCGTAACTAAAAAGGTGTTTGCGGCTTCGCTTCACCCATTCGCCCTCCATCTCTGAATACTTAACACCTTTCATTTTGCGAATTTTGCCGTCTGGGTGAACAAAGTCGGTTTTTTGTGCTGTCAATCCGTGGTATTTGAAGTTGCTTGCTTTATAGATTCCGCCGTCGTGATTCTGAGCAGTGTCTGCGTAAGTGATAATCAACCTCAAAGGGTAGCGTTTTTTGACCATTTTTATGGCTTGCGATATCAGTCTGCTTGGAGAATTTCTTGGGGCACCCTGCTCAAAAGCGAGACGGGTAATCTCCAAGACCCCGTGCTGTTCGTGGCTTTCGTAAAGACCATTTATGTTTCGAGCGTTTGGCACCCCGAAGGTCAGAGCGCCCCAGCAGTATCCGTCGAACAAAGCGCCAAAGCTGTAGACGTGCAAGAAGTCTTTGTCGCCAAAGTAATGTGATTTTCGGTACACCTGAGAGGCGACTGACTTCGGGATCGATTCAATAGAAAACATTTTAGGCGATGGTGGGGCTACAAAAGCCCCCTCAAAAAGATCGCCTTGGTCATTCACCCTCTAGCTCCGCCAGCCACCACGCCAGATCCCCAGCCTTGAACTCTTCAAAGGCTTGCTCGACCAGCTCTGGCCTGCCAAGGCGCTCAGCCTCGGCATTGATCGCAGCTCGCTGGGTTACCCCGCGCTGCCACACCTTGTGATCATCACTGTACTCGAAATACCAGTCGTGGTTTCGCAGCATTTCAATCAGATTTTCCATCTTGATCCCCCACAAATTTAGCGAGCTTCTGCTCGATACTCGTCCACCGCGCCTTCAGCTCGGCCTCTTCGTCTTTACCGTGGCACCGAAACCAAAAGCAGGTGCCGATCAGCCCGTTGACGCGAGGGTCGTCGGAGCTGCTACGCATAAGCGTAGACAGCATCTCGATCTCTTCGTTGGTGAGCTGGACGTACTGGGTTTTTAGTAGACTCATCACTTTCTCCATTGTTAGCTTTCAAAAGCCTACCACATGCCGTGCCCATATGCAAACACCTATACAAAAGGATTTATTCAAATAAAGTGTTGCACATCGACACGGATGCCCTTATTATGCAATTTCACTTACAGGAGAAATGTGATGACCGACAGAGAAATGACCGTTGAAGAGCAATTGCTACACGCTGACTGCCACAAGTTTGCTCGCCTGCATGTCCTGACCGCAGCGGAATCTATGATGCTGCCAGTATTGTTCCGCAAGGGTGCGTCAGTGACTGAAGAGACGCTTTCTGCGTTCACGAACAAGGCGTTGCAGATCAACGAGCTTGGCGAGTATGTAGCGAAGATGGCTCGCAAGCTTGCTGACACTGAATACGGCAAGAAGCTGTACGCAGAGTTTTTGCAGGAGGGCGCAGCATGAGCAACTGGCACAGCGACTATATTCGCAACTGCAAAAAACGCAGCGTCGATTCACTAAGGTATGTCATCGAGGATTGCAGGCAAGCTATGATTGCCATGCCTGATAATCCAAAAGCGGGTCAGTATCAAGACGAGATTATCTATTGCTTCGCGGAACTCAAACGCAGAGAAAAATTCTCGCAGACTCAGGAGGGCGCAGCGTGAGCGCCCAAGCAAAGAAGGTGTATTACAACCGAGTGCGCCGCACTTGCCTGAAGCACAACATCGACATCGTGTACGATGGGATGCCCAAGGCGGTGTACGGCGTCGAGTTGGTTAAAGACGGTCAGGTGATGTTCGCTGACCGCAGCACCGACAACATGCCGTTGGACATAAACTGGCAGCGGCTGCACGAAGAGATGGCCGATTATGGTTACAAAGGCGGTGTGAAATGAGCGGCAACCCACTGAAGCAAATCAACAACATCTACGGCTATGTCCGCGTATCCACAGACGAGCAGGTCAAGTCTGGCATCTCACTGGAGACGCAGAAGCAGCAGATCAGCGAGTTTGTGCGCGAGAAGTACAACCGTGAGGTGACCGAGTTCTTTGCGGACGAGGGCATCTCTGGCACCCATGCGGTGCTAGATCGACCCGCCAGCCGCGACATGACCGACGTGATCGATGAGCATGACGTGGTGATCTGCACCCGGCTTGACCGATTAAGCCGCTCCAGCTCTGACCTTCTTGGCTTGATCCCAGTACTGCAAGACATCGGGATCACCCTGTACTTCTGCGAGCAGTTTGGCGAGATGCCGATTGTCTATCCAGATGCCGCCAAGTCTAAGGGCTTGGATGCCAAGTTCGATATGAACTCGATGGCTAACCAGATCATGCTGATGGTTTTGTCAGCGGTTGCCGAGATCGAACACGCGACCATCAAGGATCGCTTTGCCGCAGGCAAGCTTGACTGGGCCTCTCGCGGCTACGCCATTGGCGGATCTGCGCCATACGGCTTTCGTCATGTTGAGGTGAAGACGGGTAGTAAGACGCGCAAGTATCTCGAAGAGGTGCCTGAAGAACAGGCGGTTCTGAAATCAATCTATCGCCTTCATAAGCGTGGCCTTGGCGCTCGCAAGATTGCCAAGCAGGTAAACAGCTTGCACGACATACCTCCGCTCACGCATTCCAAGGTGCAGCGCATCCTTAGCCGCAAATTTCAGGGTGTCCCTAACGCTGCATAGGCTCTATCATGGTGACTCAATTGGAGGTCACTATGACTGCTTTAGAGGATATTGAAGAGGCCATCGAGACGATGGAGGCTTCGCTTGCGACAGATTTCATGACGAATGCGGTGCGCGATATCATGAGCACGGCGGTTCAGCGTCTGAAAGATGCCAAAGAAAAGTTGACTGACTGATGTCTCAAGAAGGTTGGGGTCGCGGCACATGGGGGCAGGGCGCTTGGGGCACCCCGCTTTCTATTGATGTAACACCTACGGGGCAGCAGGCGACTGCTGCTGTGGGTGCGGTTACCATCGACGGTGAGGCGAATGTTCCGCTCACTGGTGTAGCGATCACATCTGGCGTCGGCGCGGTCACTGTCATTGCCAAGGCAAACGTCACCCCGACAGGTCAGGCGATCACATCAGGTGTTGGTGCTCTTACGGTTGACGCGGAGGCGAATGTTCCCGTCACTGGCCAAGCAATCACATCGAGCGTTGGCTCTATTGAGGTTGTGGCTCGCGCTATCGTGCAGGTCACGGGCCAGTCGATCACGTCAGGTCTTGGTGCGCCGACAGTCGATGCAGAGGCTAATGTTACGCTCACAGGTCAGGGCATTGCATCTGGGCTAGGAACCGTAACAGCCAGAACGGTTAACAATGTTTTTGTTGACGGCCAGCAGATAAACTCGGCCATCGGTGACGTAACCACGGTTGCGGGTGCCATTGTGCAGCTCACAGGCTTGTCAATGGTTGCAAGCGTCGGTGATATTCTGGTATGGGGCGAGATAGACACCAACCAAGACCCGTCCTACAATCCAATCAGCACAACTCAGTCTGCGGGTTATTCGGCTGTCGATACTAGCCAGTCCGCAGGGTATGAAGAGATAAAAGCCGGAAGAGATGCCGCTTAAAAAAATGCGAGGAAATTCAATATGGTAGCCTACACTAACGATCTTAGGCTTGCGGAGCTGGCCACCGGGGAAGGCTCAGGAACTTGGGGCAATACCACAAACACCAACCTTGAGTTGATTGCAGAGGCATTTAGTTTTGGCACGGAAGCTATTACGACTAATGCTGATACTCATACTACTACTATTGCCGATGGCTCTACTGATCCCGGCAGGAGCATGTTTCTTAAATATACTGGCACTCTTGATTCAACTTGCACCATCACTATAGGGCCAAACACGGTCAGTAAGCTGTGGTTCATCGAGAACGCAACGAGCGGATCGCAGAGCATCATCATCAAGCAAGGCAGTGGCGCGACAGTCACCATACTGAATGGTCAGACCAAGGCGATTTACAGCGACGGTGCTGGATCAGGGGCTGCGATGGTTGATGCGTTTACTGATCTTTCTGTCCCGTCGTTCTTTGTATCAGGCGATTTGGATGTAGATGGCACTACCAACCTTGATGCAGTTGATGTAGACGGCGCTGTAAACTTCGCAGCAGACGTAACTTTTGCAGACGGTGCAGACATCATCACCGCATCCGCTGGCACATCCAACGTCCGAGTAGGTGTCAACGCAGGTAACTCCATCACCTCTGGCGGCAACTACAACGTGGTTGTGGGTGATGAAGCGGGTACGTCTTTGACTACGGGTGACGGTAATGTTGCCATTGGTTATGCGGCTTTACAGACAGAAGACGCACATGGACTTAATGTTGCTATTGGTAATGCCGCCTTATTAAATTTGAACGCAGGAGACAATGCTTACAACGTGGCTGTAGGCGCAAGTGCAGGAACCGCAGTAACCACGGGAGTTAATAACACCATTGTCGGAGGTCTTGCAGGGGACGCTCTTACTACTGGAAGTAGAAACGTAGTTGCTGGGCAGGGAGCGTTGAGTGCCGATACGCTTGGTAGCGAATCAGTTGCTTTAGGGTGGGGTGCATTAGCTGCACAAAACTTCACTACCGCGACGAATGCTCTCAATGTGGCAGTTGGGGCCGTTGCTGGCCTTTCAATTACCACGGGAATTCAGAATACCTTAGTGGGAGCGTTAGCAGGCGATGCAATCACGGATGCCGATTTTAATGTGGCATTGGGATATTCCTCTTTAAGCACTAACCAGCTTGGAAGTCGTTCAGTAGCGGTTGGCTACAATGCTCTCCTTACACAAAACCCAGCTACTGCTACGGATATGTACAACGTGGCGGTAGGGCATAACGCAGGAAGAAATGTCACCACTGGAACTTTTAACACTATCTTGGGTGGTACGGCAGCAGATGCGATTACAGCAGGGACAAGAAATGTCGCCATCGGTTACGGCGCTCTGACATCTGACACGTTAGGTTCAAAATCAATCGCCATTGGTGTGGGCGCTTTAGATACCCAAAACTACACTACAGCTACCGACAGCTTAAATACAGCCGTTGGACACGGTGTAGGGGCATCAGTCACCACGGGAATTCAAAACACTCTCATCGGTGCGTTAGCTGGTGACGCACTCACAGATGCGGATTTTAACGTAGCTTTAGGAGCATTTGCTTTAACCTCAGACAGGCTCGGATCTCAGAGCACTGCACTCGGATTCGGGACGTTGCAGAGCCAAAACTTCACAACAGCTACAACTACTTACAACACAGCAGTTGGGGTGAATGCAGGGGCGTCAGTCACCACGGGAGTCCAGAACACCATTGTTGGTGCTCTAGCAGGTGATTTTCTTTCAGACGCTGATTTCAATACGGTTGTAGGTTACGGAGCGTTATCGAGCGATGCTTTGGGCAGTCGAAGCACTGCTATTGGCTATGCGGCTTTGTTAACTCAAAACTTTACTACAGCTACTGATTCTTACAACACAGCCGTCGGGTTTGAAGCAGGCAAATCAATCACCACGGGAATCCAGAACGCCATCTTTGGCGGTCTTGCTGCTGATGCTCTTACGGATGCGGACTTTAACACAGCCATCGGCTATGCCGCGTTGACTTCAGACACGCTTGGATCTCGTAGCACTGCGATTGGCTACAATACATTAACCTTTCAAAACTTCACTACGGCTACGGATTCTAATAATACGGCAGTTGGTTTTGATGCTGGACAAAGAGTCACAACGGGAACCAACAACACTTTTCTAGGTGTGCAAGCAGGTGATGCTGTTACTGACGGTACTTTCAACACGTTTCTAGGTGTGGATGCAGGTGGCGCTGCTACTACTGGTGATTACAACACGTTCATAGGCACCGGAACTATCGCGGGTACAGGTAACTTTGGCGCGGGTAGTTTGGTTACTACAGGCTCTAAGAACGTAATCCTTGGAGGTTACAACGGCAACCAAGACGGCCTCGACATCCGCACTTCGAGCAATAACATTATTATTTCTGATGGTGACGGTTACCCTGCAATCAACACAGTTCAGGGTACTGATACGTTAGCGCATTTTGATGTCACGCGAAATGCTGGCTCTGGCGATAATGTTATATCTATAGCGGCAACTACAACCGTAAGTCTGTTCCAAGGCGGCAATGCTTTTTCTGGATTTTTTGTCATTAATGAGATTTTAAGAACTGGTGACTGCGCTGTTTTTGTTACAGGCGCCGCGAGTATATCCTTAGTAAGCAGTGCTGCTGGATTAATTGTGCAAAGCTCCACTCCCAACAGTGTTCAAATAGGTGTATTTGTAGACGGAACCACCGTAAAAGTTAAAAATGGCCGATCCGAGGGTATTGAAATACGGATGATTGCTTTGAGAACACGAAACTCACAATAGAGGTAAATATGGCACATTATACAAAAGAATTAATTAGCACCTCTGTTGAAGACGGAGTCGATACACACTTCTTTAAAGTAGAGGTTTATTCAGATGCGGATCATACGGAACATCTACGTTCTATGAATCTTCATGCGATTGATGGCACAGATTTAAACGCCGCAATTGATGATTTTATGACTCCTGTTACTGAATACGTCCGCACACCACAGCAAAAAAGGAAGGCTGAATATCCGCCAATTGCAGAACAATTAGACAAAATGTTTCACGATGGCTTTGACGCTTGGAAAGCAGAAATACAAGCCATTAAAGATAAGTACCCCAAGTAAAGGAGATAATCCATGGCTGACGAAGCAAGAACCGACGAAGAAAAAGCGAAAATGTACCAAGCCATGCTAGATGGCGCGAATGTCATTACCAGTGTGCTGGATAGCAGCAACGAATATGGCAACGACCTGACCAATACTGAAAAGCAGGCAAAGGTTTTGCGTAGCTCTGGATACCTAGAGTATGGCAAAGCTCTTGGCGATTGGGGGTCAGAAGACTTCTCTGCCATCGACTCTGCTGTTACAGCCGCAAAAGCATATACACCGTAAGGAAAAAAAGACCGTGCAAATCAACCTAGAAGAAAACGAGATCAACGCAATCCTAGCAATCCTTGGTGATATGCCAAGCAAATCAGGCACTTGGCCCTTGATGATGAAAATTAAGGTTCAAGCTGACGCGCAACTCGTTGAGCCAGAAGAAGACGAAGAAGGCGAAGAAGAGACTGAAGAAGTCGTAAATGGCTGAGATTCAGTTTCAGATGCACCCGCTGCCGTCAGTATTCTTGATGGAGTTGGACATTCCGACAGAGTTCGTTGAATCGTGTAACGACTATCTTGATGAGCTAGTTACACAAAACGATAAGGTCAGCGCAGCGCATACGCTCGTAGGCCAGATCAAGACAGGTGAGCAGCTTGTTATGGATCACGAAGATCCAAGGCTGGCACCGTTTTCTCGGTTCTTGTGTGAGATGGGCGTGACGTATATTAACCAGTTCATGGCCCAATCTGGTCAGGTGCTGGACGGTAACAGAAACGTCGCGATGGATGAGCTATGGTCAGTCCACAGTTATGAGGGTGACTACAACCCGATACACGATCATGGCACGAAAACGGTGATGGGCATAAGTTGCACAACATGGACGAAAGTGCCGCCCCAGATAGTGCAGGGGCCAAGACCGGGATCGCAAGAATACGGGCTATATAATGCCAGCGGTGAAAGCGACGGCTGTTTGTGTTTTAACTACGGGCAAAGCAGCACATGGGATAGAGAACGGCTCAAGCCTACGCAGAACGTCGTAGTCAGGCCGCAGGTGGGTAGGCTATATATGTTCCCATCGTGGATGCAGCACATGGTCTACCCTTTTCAGGGCGAAGGTGAGCGAAGGACGGTAGCTGCCAATATAAATTGCTTTCCTGTGCAGAATGAAGGAGCGGTAAATGACACCCACTGAGAAGGCAATAGCCCAGATTGAAGCGCATGAGCGTGAGTGTGCGGTACGTTACGAGGCTATCGAAAAGCGCCTCGCTTCTGGCAGCAAACGATTTGATCGTCTCGAAATGATGATTTGGGGGGTCTACGTCACAGTCGTTGTAGCTGTAGCTTTACCGCAATTTATTTGAGGTAAGTCCTATGGTGATCGAATCTGTCGCAGCGGCTGGGATGCTGCTGAACCAAATTAACCAAGTAATTCAGCAGGTT